ATAGTTCTTTTTACCCCAAAAACGAGTCATCAAGCCACTATCAGCTCGAAAAGGACGAGAACTAGTCATGACGGCTGAAATCGTCTCTATCGGGCTTACATCGGCTGAGGGAGGGGTAACAGAAGTGCGTTATGGGTCTCAAACGCCCAGAATCATGTCTCCAAGCCTAGATTTACCTTCAAGAGGTCAAGAGATGATCGACTTCTGCAAAGAGATCGGGTTTCCATTGCTACCCTGGCAGGAACTGCTTGCAATTGAGAGCTTGAAATACAAACCCGATACCAGGTGGGCTCATCCATTGGTCGGCATCATGCTTCCGAGACAACAGGGCAAGTCCACATTCATGGCGCTTCGAATCTTGTTTGGTATTTATCGACTAGGTGAGAAGATGCATTTAGCAACAGCTCACAAACTAACTACATCATCTGAGATATTTTTTAAGGTCGGTCAAATGATCGATAACTCTCATATCTTGCAAGAAAACTTTTCAAAGAAGTATGAATCAAAAGGAAGCCAAGAGATCAGATTTAAGAATGGGGCGCGTTACCTAATTAGAGCAGGAAACAGCGCAGCTCGTGGTATAGCGGGTCCAGATGTAATTCATATTGACGAGTTACGAGAATTTGATACAGAAGATGTCTGGTCATCAATGCGATTTACCCAGATGTCGAATAAAAATCCTCAAGCCTACTTCTATAGCAATGCTGGTCATGCTGGATCGGTTCTATTGCTTAAATTTAGAGAGCGAGGACTAGCTGCTGCAAGTGGAGCCGATGATTCTATTGGATGGTTTGAATGGTCGGCTGAACCCGGGGCTAACATTGATGACAAAGAAGCCTGGTATCAAAGCAATCCATCATTAGGTCACACAGTCCATGAAGATAACATTAAAGACTCTTTATCAGATAGAGAGGACATATTTAGAACCGAAATCTTATGTCAATTTGTTTCAATGATTAACCCAGTCATCTCAGAGGCAGAATGGAAGAAATGCAAGGATGACTCGTTTAAGCTTGATCGCGAGAAGGATACTTGGATGGCTATCGATCTAAGTCCAGACAGAAAACACGCAAGTTTAGTTGCAGGTCAAAGAATCGAAGGCGATAGGTTTATGGTTGCCCTATTGCAGACATGGTTTAACCCAGTATCGATTGATGACAAACAAATGGCTAATGACATTGCTCCTTGGGTTCGAAAGTTTCCAGTCAACTATGTTGCTTATTCTAAATCAACGGCTGGAGCAGTAGCAGCTCGATTAGCGCCAGCGGGGATTCCAGTTTATGAAATAAATGCTCAGGATTATCAGCAATCATGCGATGAATTTGTTTCGGCTGTATCTAGCGCTCGTATTGTGCATGAGGGGCAAGAAGAACTCGACAAACAAGTGTTATCGGCAGTAAAGCTTCAAAGAGGCGATGGCGGATGGGTCATGGGCAGAAAAGCATCTGGAATAATCTGTGGCGCAGTATCGGCTGCAATGGTTACTCACTTCGCGACACGCGCAGAGACAGAAGTTGACATTCAGATAGGATAGTGTCTAAAAACTAGGCATATAGTGTATAGTATGTCCAATGGGAATTAAAGAATTTTTGTTGCCGAAATCTGCTCCTGAACAAATCACAGTTGATGCAGCTTCGACTCCTGCACCCTTTAATAACACAGCATCATTCAATCCCTTTGTATTTACTCAGTCAGTTGCAAGCCGTCAACAGGCAATGGCGGTTCCAACAATTGCAAGAGCCCGTAACATTATCTGCTCAACACTTGCAGGCTTACCATTAGAGGTTTATTCAAAGCTAAACGGTTCTCATGTTGCAGCACCTTCAGTAATCAACCAACCAGATCCAAGAGTTCCCGGCTCTGCTATTTATGCATGGCTCGCCGAGGATATTTGGTTGCATGGAGTCGGTTACGGTCAAGTCATGGAGCAATACGGTGACACAGGAAGAGTTCGTGCATGGACTCGCATTGCTCCCGATCGCGTAACTCCTAAATTAAATAATTTACAAACTGAAATTGTTGGCTATCAAGTCGATGGAAGTGTTGTACCTACGCAAGGCGTGGGCTCTCTCGTTGTATTCTATGGATTAGATGAAGGTTTACTAAATAGAGCAGGGCGCACAATCCGTGCAGCTCATGCGCTTGAACAGGCTGCTGAATCGTTTGCTAAAGAGCCAGTTCCTCTTCAAGTATTAAAATCTAACGGTACAAACCTTCCAGCAGAGCGCATTGCAAAACTTCTTGAATCATGGAGAACGGCAAGACTAAACAAATCTACTGCGTTTCTTAATGCAGATGTAGAGTTGCAAGCGCTGGGCATCGATCCTGCAAAACTACAGCTTAATGAAGCTCGTCAATATGTCGCGCTCGAATTGGCTCGCGCTTGCAACCTTCCCGCTTATTTCGTAAGCGCTGAAACAACAAGCATGACATACAGCAACGCTATTTCGGAGCGCAAAGCCCTCATTGACTTTTCTATAAAATTTATTTTAACAGCAATCGAACAAAGATTATCTATGCCAGATTTCATTTCTAGCACTACAGAAGTTCGCTTTTCACTAGATGATTTCTTGCGTGGCGATCCATTACAACGCGCTCAAGTCTATGAAATTCTAAATCGAATTGGCGCAATGAGTGTGGAGCAGATTCAAGAAGAAGAAGATCTAATCAATAACGAGGAGAACCGATGAAGATAACTATGCCAGTAACATTAACGGCAGCCGATGCAGAATCTCGCATTATCGCTGGTCGCATAGTGCAATGGAACGCTGAGGGCAACACATCAGCAGGACCAACAATGTTTGAGCCTAATTCAATTAAATTTTCTAAGAATATAAAGCTAGTACTTCAGCATGATCAAACCAGACCTTTGGGAAAGCTCGTTGAGTGGTCACAGGATGACATGGGCGTAACGGCTAGCTTTCGCATCGCAAAAACGACTGCTGGTAATGATGCCCTTGAAGAGGCAGCAACTGGACTAAGAAGCGATTTTAGCGTGGGTGTAGATGTTGAAGATTGGGATAACAAAGATGGCGTTATGGCTATTAGCGCATCTAAGCTCATAGAAGTCAGTTTGGTCACAGACGGAGCAATACCCGGGGCAGAAGTGCAAAAAGTCGCCGCAGAAGATAACAAAGTTTCTGAACTCGATGTTCAGGATGAAACACCAAAAACCACAGAAGGAGAACAAGTGTCAGACACTACCGTTCCAGAAGTCGCTCCTGCCGCAGAAACGGTAGAGGCTGCAAAAGTTGAAGTAAAAGCTGCAACAGCACCTTACACTTCAGTCAAAGTTCGTAACCCAATCGTGGATAAGGCTTCTTATCTCGAGCATTCAGTCCGTGCCTCACTAGGCAACGAGACTTCAAAGATGTATGTTGCAGCAGCAGCAGACACAACAGACAACGCTGGCTTAATCCCAACTCGTCAATTAACAGAGGTCATTAACGGAATCAGCAATGCCGATCGTCCTTTTATTTCAAGCATTTCGACAGGTGCCTTGCCTGACGCTGGCATGACTTTTGAAATCCCAAAGATCACAGTAGCTCCAACAGTTGCAGTAGCATCAGAAGGCGGCGCACCATCTGAAACAGATATGAACTCAGCTTTCGTTTCTGTAAATGTTCAGAAGTTTATTGGCCGCCAAACATTTAGTCTAGAGCTTCTAGACCGTTCATCTCCAGCATTCTTTGCAGAGCTAGTCCGTCAAATGGAATTTGCATACGCAAAGGCTACAGATGTAGCAGTTGGTACAGCACTTATCAATGGTGGAACAGATGGCGGAAACCGTGCAGCACTTACAACAGGTGCATTGGTTGCTGACTTTGTTTCAGATGCAGCTGTTTCTATTTACAAAGGAACTCTTGGATTTGCTCAAAACATTGTTGTTTCTCCAGAACAATGGGGCGCATTGATGGGCTTGGTCGATGGTTCAAACCGTCCAATCTTCCAGCAGACAATCAACCCTCAGAATGCTGGCGGAGATCTAACTGCAACAGCGATTCGCGGAAACCTTCTAGGTCTAAACCTACGCGTTTCACGCGCATTGACAGATGCTTCAGGACTCGGAGACAACACATTGATCGTTGTTAATCCAGATGCTTACACATGGTACGAGTCACCACGCCTATCACTTCAGACAAACCTAATCTCAACAGGTCAGGTTGAAGTTGGATATTACGGCTATGGAGCAGTCGCTACAAAGCTTGGCGCAGGTTCATACCGTTACATGGTTGCATAGTAATTAACTAATCATGGGGGGGCGGTTGCTCCCGATCGCTCCCCCAGCCGTTTAACGAGAGGAATTGGAAATGGCAACAATAGTCACACCAGCCGAATTACGCTCTGTGCTTGGCGTTTCCAATTCCCTCTACAATGACGCATATTTAACAGATGTGATAGATACGGCTGAGTCTGTAATTTTGCCAATGCTTGTTAAGTATTCAAGTCCAATCGATGTTGTAGCACTTCAAGATAACATTGCGACATATTATGTTTTAGGAGATAACAACTTTGGAGTGGGTCAGAGCGTAGTCGTCACAGGCGTAGGCTCCCCATTTAACGGCACTTTTACAATCCTAGAATCAAGCAACTTAGATTATGATTCATTTATTCTACGATCTAACTCACGCATATTTTTGGATGGTTCATACAGAGAATTTAACGGCTTTTTTACAGTAGCCATAACAAACGCTGATATTACAGAGCGCAAAGTAATCCCATCAGGCTTAGCAACTCTTTCAGGCGCTTCAACTTATGTTGGAAACGCAGCCGTAGAGTCAGCAGTTCTAGCAGTATCAGTAGAAGTATTCCAGAGCCGTATTGCTCCTGGTGGACAGATCGAAGGAATCGATTTTACTCAAGTAAGCCCATATAGATTAGGCCGTAGTCTTTTCAATAGAGTTTCAGGGCTATTAGGTCCATTTATTGATACTGATTCAATGGTGCAGTAATGCCCAATACAATTTTAGACACAATTAGACAGCCATTAGCAACAGCCTTTGCAAGCGTTGCAGGCAATGTCTATGCCTATGTTCCAGAAGCTCCAATGGTTCCTTTTGTAGTAATGGTTCCAGATTCACCTTATTTTGAATTAGAGACTCTGGGCAAATCCCAGATAAGAACTAAGATCAATATCGTTATATCTGTAGCGGTTGCCTATAATAGTAACCCTGCATCGCTTGACAATCTCGAGCAGCTAGTAATAAGCGTTCTGAAGGTAATCCCAGCCGGGTATGCAGTCGGAACGGTTGACAAACCAACGGTTACTCAAGTCGGTCCATCTAATGTTTTAGTGGCTGACATCAGAGTATCCACCTACTACACACAAACAAACTAAAGGAAGAAAATATGGCTACCACAGTAATTACTGGTCGGGATGTTACCTTTACCATTGGTGGTAACAATTTCGATGCACAGGCAACATCAGCAACGCTTATTGGCGAAATGACTCGCGAAACCTATCAAACACTTGATGGAAAATCTTTCAAAGTGACAGATAACAATTTCACATTCAATGTTGAAATGTTGGCAGACTGGGGCGCAACTGGTTCTCTTTGTGAGATCCTATGGGGCGTGTCAGAGTCAGCACCAAACACAGGCATCGCAACAGTATTTACAGCAGCATCAGGCGCAGTATTCAGTTTCCAAGTATTGCCATCATGGCCATCAGCAGGCGGAACTGCACCAGATGCACAGACTGTATCTCTAACATTCCAGGTTATCGGAATACCATCAGAAGCATTTTAATCAATAGAAACGGGAGCAAACAATGCAACAAAATATAACAATTAAATATAATGACGGGTCTGAAGATACTTACTTAGTCAGACCACCAGACTATGCCAAGTGGGAGATGACAACTAAAAAGGTTATCTCTAACTTTGGTGGTATGTGGGATATCTTATTTGTAGCACATTCAGCAATGAAGCGTGATGCAGGTGGAAAGCCAACAAAGCCATTAGAGATTTGGATGGAAACGGTGGCAGATGTCGAGGTGGGAAGTGATGACCCAAAAGCCATCCAAGAGGAAGCGTAAGCCGACTCTTAGTTGAACTGTCAATAGCAACTCACATTCCAATGTCAGAGTGGCAATCGGCAGAAGATATTTTAACAGCGATTGAAATACTGGAAGCGAGGAATCGTGGCTGAACAAACAGCTTTCGATAAAACTGAGCTTCGTGCCGTATTTAAGGCGTTAAAAAACATGGATGACGAGGCAACGCAAGAAGCCAAACGTCAGTCCGGGGCTTTAGCAGAATACGCTCGCAAAGAGGTAATTGGTACTGCATCGAGCATTAACTCTCGGGCAGTTGCTAGTCGCATTGCAGAAGGTTCTCGCGTTAAGAAATCATCTAGGATCGGTGAGATAACTTACGGATTCGCATCTCAGAAATTTAGCGGTGGTGCAACTACCAAAGATATCTGGGGCGGTTCAGAGTTTGGTTCTAACAAGTTTAGGCAGTTTCCAGTTTGGTCAGGGCGTGAAGGTCGCGGTTCTAAGGGTTGGTTTATTTATCCAACGCTTCGCAAAATTCAGCCTTACATCGTAGCTGAGTGGACTAAATCGTTTGATAAGATTTTGAAGGAGTGGACATAATGGCTGGAACAAGTAGAGCCTTAACTCTTAAACTCCTTGCTGATATAGATAATTTCACCAAGAATATAAACAAGGCTGATAATGAAGTTGTAACTTTCGGCGATAAGATTACAAAGTTTGGCAAGGTCGCTGGCGCTGCATTCTTAGCTGCTGGCGTTGCTGCTGCCGCTTATGCTGGCAAGTTAGCGATCGATGGCGTTAAGTCTGCCATTGAAGATGAAGCTGCTCAGGCTAAGTTAGCGGCTACTCTTAGAAATGTTACTGGGGCTACAGATGCCCAGATCGCAGCAACAGAGGACTATGTTCTCAAGCAATCTTTATTATTCGGGATCACGGACGACCAGCTTCGTCCATCGCTAGATCGGTTGACTAGGGCAACTGGCGATGTTACTAAGGCTCAAAAACTTCAATCCATTGCAATAGATATTGCTGCCGGTACTGGCAAGAGCCTACAAGCCGTCACAGAAAGCCTCTCAAAAGCCCAGGAAGGCAACTTAGCCGGGCTTTCCAGGCTTGGGGTAGGTCTTACTAAGGCGGAACTTAAAACCCTTGATTTTGAGCAGATAACAGCCAAACTAGCTGCAACCTTTGCAGGTCAAGCAACTATCCAGGCAGATACATT